GGTTACTTACACTCCAAGAGAGATACTAGGCTATAGAACTGAAGTAATAGATGGCCAGACTACATTTACACAGTTGCGACTACTAGAAAAGATAATCGAGCCTGATGGCGAATACGGAGAAAAAGAAGTAACGCAAGTGAGAGTGCTATATCAAGGTAGGTACGAAATCCACAGAAAGAACGATAATGGCAAGTTTGTAGTAGTAGATGAAGGCGAAACAACACTATCTGAGATACCTTTCTCTGTAGCTTATGCAAATAGGCTTACTTTAATGGAATCTAGACCGCCATTAGAAGATATTGCAGAGTTAAATATCAAAGCGTATCAAGTTCAAAGTGATTTAGATAATCAGTTACACATATCAGCAGTTCCCTTACTTGGTTTCTTTGGCTTTCCGCAAAGTTCTGAAGAGGTTACAGCTGGACCCAATGAAGCAATAGCCTTTCCAGCAGAAGGCAGGGCAGAGTATATCGAGCCAACTGGTAGATCGTTTGATTCTCAGTTCCAAAGGCTAGAACAGTTAGAAAAACAAATCAATGAATTAGGCTTAGCAGCAGTGTTAGGCCAAAAGCTAAGTGCAGAGACAGCAGAGGCTAAAAAAATAGATAGGTCACAAGGAGACTCAACTATGATGGTAGTTGCGCAACAAATGCAAGATTTAATAGACAACTCTTTAGTATTCCACGCGCAATTAATTGGTACAACAGAGATTGGTAGTAGTTTTGTTAATAGAGACTTCTTAAGCACTAGATTAGAGCCTAAAGAGATTCAATCATTGTTACAACTCTATACAGCTGGCACTATCACACAAAAAACATTATTAGACCAATTAACACAAGGCGAAGTACTAGGAGATGAGTTTGACGTTGAGGAAGAGATAGAAGCAACTCAGATGGGCGGTTTGATTGATACGGAGGCAGAAACACCAGAGCCTGAAGAAGAGCCTGAAGAAGAGCAAGAGGAAGAATGATAGATGGCTTTGCCAGATGCAATATTCAGAAATGCCTTAGACCTTAATAGGTATAGTAATAAGGTTTCTAAAGACATAGCGCGTAGATTTGTAGATATATGTGTTGATTCTGTTCAACAAATAGCTTCACTAGAGAGAGTAGGACTAGGAGATTCGTACAGAGCCAATAGATTGCGGTCTATAGTGGCGCAGATGGAAAGAAGTCTTAGCGGTTGGAAAAAGTATGCTAATAAGCACGTTATTGGAGAGTTGCAAGAACTAGCTAAAGTAGAAGCTGGTTTTATAGAGAACCAATTAGAAAAATTAGTGCCAAGTGCTGCAAAGGCTAGTTTACAGATCAATGGAATCCAAATTAGCCCTAAGTTTGCAGAAAGTATTGTAACTATTGACCCTACGAAGATTAAATCTAGAGCCGTAGGCCAGCAACTAGCTAGATTTTTAGGAGAAACTAGCCTATCTGACAATCTAGGTGCTGCTATGTCATTACCTAATGGCAACATAATGCAGCAGGCATTTAACAGAATCGCTGAGAACTCTGTCCAATTATTCAGAAGTAGCGTAGAAGATGGTTTGCTAGTTGGGGAATCTACCGCACAAATAACACGTAGATTGCTAGGTAATAGCAAGGCCAAAGATACTGCAAATATCTTACAAATGGCACAAAAAGGAGGAATATTAACGACTCCACCTATTAATCAGGTTAGAACCCTAGTCAGAACTAGCATTAATCAAGTTTCTAACACTGCAGCGCTAAATGTATATAAAGCTAATAGCGATGTAACGAAGAAATATAGATATGTAGCAACTCTAGATAGTAGAACGTCTGCTGTTTGTAGCGCTCTAGATGGAAGGATATTTACATACGAAGATGGACCAAAACCACCTCAACACTTTAATTGTAGGTCTACTATTGTTCCTGAAATCGACTATGACAACTTGCCTTTCGACCCACCTAGAGGTATGGGACAAAGGCCATCAGACTTTTCAGGAATACCTGTTAAGATGCCAGCCAGCATGAACTATGGCGAATGGCTATTAGCGCAGCCAAATAAGATACAAGCGCAGATACTAGGAGGCAAACTAAACAAAGCTACTAACAAATATGAAGGTGCATTTAGATATTTTCAACGATTAGCTGGCAAAGAGAACGACCCAAGACAAGCACTAGCTAAGTTTGTTAGAGCTGATGGTAGTCGAATAACACTAACTCAACTCAAACGTAGATATGGTAAACCTGAGAATATACCATTAACACCTATAGGTAAACCAGTTGAAGCAGCAGTTGCAACAGCTAAGAAAGCTAGAACTGCTATAACTTCACCAACTATGACAACTGAGGGTGTAGATACATGGCTAGAAACTAATAAATTAGGCGATATACAGGAGTTCTTAGAAAGTAGTCTCGACAGCGTAGAGAAACTAGGCGGTTTAACAGCAGCTAATGTGAAAAAGATGAGAACTTTTATGAAAAAAGGAAAAATAGTAAACCAATTCAATATGCAGAATGAAAAAACTGCAAGTATAGAAAAACTAGGAGAAAGATTTTTAAAAGGCAAAAATTTAAAAGCGTTTGCAGCGTCTAATCAAACTGTTGTTAAGAGATTCGATTGGATTAATAACAAATTACCTGAGAAGAGCATATCGGCAAATACAAGGGATTGGCAAAAGATGTGGAATGGTAAAGGTAATATGAGGCTTGGCTCTCATAAAGATTTATTCGAGGACAGCATTAGAAGTCTAGAAGCTGGTGGTAGCATTATGGATCAACCGATCCAATTTACTAGAAAAGTAGATAACTATTTATTTGGAAATGCTACTGGCGGTACTCACGGCTATACGATCTTCAACTCTGCAATGGTGCATACCAGACTAAAAACCAGTGCAAGACAAATTACTGTAGCAAAGGCTAGGTTAATTAAAAAAAGCACAACAGGGACTTTAAATATAAATCACAAATTCAGCAAGTTTAAAGGAACTAGGTACGAAAGATACAGACAAGGTGTAGAACAAGGAGTCAGAGAAGTTTGGTCTAACTCAGCGCCATTAGAGGGAGATATGGATTGGTTTGTTACATTCGTACATGAAATGGGACACCAAATACACTACCAATCTGGTGCTGCAAGTCTTGGTCAGCAGTTTCGTAAATTAGGTGGTATGACATTTCCAACTGAATATAGTCGTAAAAATGCACTAGAACAATTTACAGAATCTTTCGTTCAATATGTTTTCAATCCAGAAGGGTTGCAAGAGAAGGCACCACGCTTGTATAAATGGGTAGACGAAACCTTAGAACAATCTCTTAAAAATTTATGACACCATTTGAAGCGCTTGAACTATCTGAAGAGTTCCCAAAAAACAGAACTGTACCAAAACGTATTTATGACGCATTTCAAGATGCTACAGCAACAAATAAAAAAAAATTTGAGAATATAATAGAAGGAATGTACGTTACAGCAGTACAAGACGAGGACTTTGAACTGCTTAATAAATATTTTGGCTAATTAGGCTATACTGAAAAAAAACGGAGAAACCTATGCCAGCTTCTATGTACAAAATGGGTGGAAAGAAAAAGAAGAAAAAGAAGAAGGGAGGCAAAAAGTAATGTATCAGTTCAATACTGGCAAACCAGAGCCAGTTAATTGTCCTATGCCTACAAAACCTAAATTTAGTTCAATGTCAAAGATTGAATTAGAACAATATGGTCGTACAATAGGCTTAGAGTTAGATAGACGTCTAACAAAAGCAAAACTAATCGAACAATTAGAAAAGCAATGAAGAAAAAAAAGAAAAAAACTGGTCAAGGCTTATATGCCAATATCCACGCTAAAAGAAAACGTATTGCAGCTGGTAGTAATGAAAGAATGAGAAAGAAAGGTGCTAAAGGCGCACCAACTGCAGCACAGTTTAGAGAAGCAGCTAAAACTGCGAAGAAACCAAAGAAAAAGAAAAAATAATGGCTATTACCTACAGGGGGGAAACTTTTAGCGGATATAACAAACCTAAAAGAACTTCAAAACACCCGCGAAGTAGTCACGCTGTATTAGCTAAAGAGGGCGATAAAGTTAAATTAATAAGGTTTGGCCAGCAAGGAGTAAGCGGTGCAGGCTCAGACCCAAAAACAGAAAAAGGTAAAAAGAGACAAAAAAGTTTTAAGGCAAGAATGGGTAAACATATAGCTAAAGGAAAGATGAGTGCAGCATACTGGGCTGACAAAGTTAAATGGTAGGCTAGTATAGTATTAAATTTACCTTGCGGGTATGTCTGAAGAACAAAAGCAAGAGGCTGCGCCAACTGCTAACAATGATGAACTTTTAAACAAAGTTAAGGCTCTAGAAAGCCGTGTTCAATCAATGGACGCGAAGAACAAACAACTACTAGACGAAAAGAAAAAGTATCAACAGCTAGAACAAACATTGCAATCAATGCCAGACGGCACAGATGTACAAAAACTTCTAGAGTTCAAACAAAAGGCAGAACAAGCAGAACTTGAAGCTAAAGGCAAATATGCTGAAGCACTACAGGCTAGAGATCAGCAGTTTAGAGACGCAAGTGCAACAAAAGATGAACAGATTAAGAAATTAGAATCACGTATTAAAGAATTAGAGCTTATTACACCAACTGTCTCAGCTTTAGCAGAAATAGTACACGACCCTGACATGGTCTTAAAGACTAAACTAAGCGCAGAACAAATAAAAAGAAAAGAAGATGGCACAGTAGTCGTTGTTGATGGTTATGAAGAAACACCAGTGGCTAAGTGGGCTGAGAGCTTGCCAGATTGGTTAAAGAAATCAGATTCTGCTAGAGGATCAGGCGCACCAGTGGCTAGAAAAACATCTGGAAGTATGCCTATAGGTATGGACAAAAACCCATTCGAGAATGGTGGAAACCTTACAGAACAGATGAGATTATATAGAACTAACAGGTCTCTATACGACCAATTAAAGGCACAAGCGAAAAAATAGTTGTTTATTTTATAGTTTTCTGGTTATTATGAACTGTAACTAGGTCTTGGCTGCGCTAGGGTCTGTAGGGCTGCGCCCGCAATATTGTAAACATTATTCAAAGGTTTTTTTTCATGGCCACTCTCAGGAGTGATGTGATTATCCCAGAGGTATTTACACCATACGTCATAGAGCAAACCACATTGAGAGATTCATTTCTTGCAAGTGGTGTTGTTCAACCTATGGCAGAACTAAATGCTACTGAGGGTGGTGATCTCATCAACGTACCTTTCTTCTCTGCAAACTTAACAGGGAACTTTGAGGTTCTATCTGATTCAAGTTCTTTAACTCCATCAAAGATTACAACTGACAAGCAAGTTGGAGTAATCCTACATAGGGGTCGAGCTTTTGAATCTAGAGATTTAGCTGCACTAGCTGCAGGCTCAGATCCAATGGCTGCAATCGGTCAAAAGATCGGTGCATACATTGCTAACCAAAGACAGAAAGATTTACTTTCATGTCTATCTGGTGTTTTTGGTTCAGTTAATACAACTGATTCCAACGCTGCATTCTTCGGTTTAACAATAGATGGTGGTTCAGGAGATACACCAACTGTTCTTAGCCCAAGACACGTAGCAAAGGCTAAATCACTACTTGGAGATCAAGGAGACAAGCTAACAGCTGTTTGTATGCATAGCGCTGTATATTATGACTTGGTAGAGCGCAAGTTAGTTGATTATGTTCTTGCCTCAGATGGCAATGGCGGTTCAGCTACTGCATCAGGCGGTACAATTACACCAGCTTATGGCGGTGGTAATGATACTGTTCCTACATATTGCGGTTTACGTGTTATCGTTTCAGACGATGTAGCCAAAACTGGTTCAGGCTCTAGCACTGAATACTCTACTTACTTCTTTACAGCTGGTGCTGTAGCAAGTGGTGAGCAAGCAGGGCTACAGACAGAGACAGATAGAGATATTCTTGCAAAGTCAGATGCTATGTCTATTGACTTGCATTATTGCTACCACCCAGTTGGTTCTAAGTGGGCTGTTACTACAACAAACCCAACACCAACTCAATTAGAAACTGTAAGCAACTGGTCGAAGGTTTACGAAACTAAGAACATAGGAATCGTTAGGGCAACCAACGTTTCTACTATGGATTAACTGAGGTAATTTATTATGCCAAGTTTATTTGAAGCTGCTGCAGGCTCTGCACTCGGAGTTGTAACAGCACAAACAGGTTCTGTGACTCAAGCAACCAGTAAAGCTACTGGTGTGACATTAAATAATGTTGCTGGCGCGATCACAATGCACGCTGCATCATTAGCTGCTGCTGCTGAAGTTACTTTCACTGTTACTAACTCAAAGGTTAGTGCTGGTGACGTAGTTTTAGTAAATCACGGTTCTGCTGGTACAGCTGGAACTTATGTTGTACAAGCTAATACAATCGCTGATGGTTCTTTTAAGATTTCCGTTGGTAACGTATCTGGCAGTGGTGCTGCAGAAGCTATCGTCTTGAACTTTATGATTTTCAAGGCTGGTTAATGGGAATATTTGCGTTTAAACGTAAAAGAGAACAAGAGGCTGCAAAAGTGGCCTCTGTTCCCATTAAAACTAAAAAAGTTAAACGAACTAAAGTAAATGGCGATCACAATAGTCGAAACAGTATCAAGCGCAACGGCAAATAGTTATCAGACTTTAGCTGCTGCACAGGCCATTATTGATGGTCTTGTAGAAGATGATGACGTTGTTGCAT